ATTAGCTACCCACTCTTGATTAAACTTCTTAACCCGTTCTAGTAGATCAAAGGGAGATTCAGTTCGGAAGATTGCTCCTTCTGGTGCTTTCTGAGGGAAAGACATTACTGCTTCAATATGTGGTTTAAAATAACAGTCTTCAATTAGTTCTGGAATATTCTCCTTCATGTACTTATAAAGAGGTTCGTTCTTACCAACTCTCATTCGACGTACATAATAATCATTATGCCAAGCATGGATACCACTGGAACTGCCAACAACCAAAGAGGTAGTCCCAGCAGGTTTAACAGCAGTAATCCTAGCAGCATTATTAATACCAATATAACTAGCAATATATTTATTGGTTGAAATAGCCATACCTGCAGCTTGTTTAAGATCAAGATCAAATACCTTTCCTGAAGCAATGCCAGTCATACTGACACCTAATAAAGCATCCTTCTCTGTAGCTTCCTTCCACTCATCACGAAGATAATGAAAGTTGGTATAACCTGCTTGAAGAGTACCAATAAAAGCAGCGGCAGCAGTACGTGCATTTAAATCATCTTGTCCCTCAATATCAGAAGCATTAATCTCCGTTAGATTACAAAATTGATATGGACGTAGACCAATTTCTACACAAGGGTTGGTTCCCCAGTCTTTATCATTAGTCCAATAAACTCCAGGTTCTCCAGCACGACTATCAATCACTCGTTTCCAGATATATAGAAACTCTTCTTGAGTAGTTTCATTTCGATCAAGAACAACAGAATTGTTAGCTCGTCCTCGTTGTGGATTAAGTTCCCACCAATTTTCGGATTTACAAGTTAACATATCCATATCGTCTTTGTCGAACAGAGCAATCATTGCCGCCCTGCGAATACCACCAGATAGTACAGCATCAGCAATATGACAAAGAATATCATGGACTTCTAAGGAAGAAAGAGTTCGACCAATAGCAGGATTAAGAACACTCCTAATATGGTCAATACAAATTCGTAATGGATCGGGTCCAGGGGCCTTTCCGCCGGAAGTAATAAGTCGTGAACCTTTTGGCCTAATGTCTCGGAAGTCAAATACCGGATCGGATTTACCATAAAAATACGCCTCCATTAATACTTTAATCGCATCGGCCCAGCCTTCTATACTGTCTCCAATAAGAAAACGGCGTGGTCTATCCTTTGGCCCTTCCACAAAAGGAAGCTTCTTAATGTGCCTGTTTTGTACAGAATACCCCACTCCAGACCCACCAAGTAGTAAGAACATGGTCTCCGAAAAGGCTGCTGGATGTTCAATCGGGAGATAGGAACAATTAAACATCCGATTGTTTGCAAGTTCAATTGGGAGACCAGCAAATTGAAGACTCCGCATTGATGGAAGGACTTTCTTCGGAATAACAAATTCTTTATAAACTTGTTTAATTTCCTCTTTAAGTTGTGGATATTTGCGAATGTGCATAGCCATGTTACGCTCACAAATTTCCTGCCAACTTTCCCTACGCTTAAGTTCTGGAATAAATTTCGCATATTTCTGAAAAATAGTGAGGTTACTTAAAATTTCTTGTGTTTGATCCATTCTTGTAAATCCTTATCGTACTCTTTTTTATTCTGTTTCCAGGTCTTCTGCTTCTTCGTACTCTTCTCTGTGAGTTTCGTATCGTTCTTCGACTTTATCTTGAAATCGTTCAACAATTTCATGGCTTTCTATATCTAAGATTTCAAGGAGAATAGTTTCCTCCTCTCTTTCTAATTTCTCCGCAAATTCTGTTAGTGTCAGCATTAACTAAATCCTTTAGTTTTCTCCATAGTACGGTAAGCACCTAAACCTAACATACCAAAAAGAAGAGTCATAAGTGTCTCTAATTCAAGTCCAGGAAGAAGGGTAGTTTGTCCATTAATGGCAATAGTCCAATTTGCCAGAGGACGTACAACAAATTGGAATGCCAACCCCAAACCACAAACCCAACCAATGAAAGGACGCCAACCAGCCCTAAAAGGATCGGTAGATTCTGCTTCTTCTTTGTTGACTGCGATTTGTCCAAGTGCAAGTTGTACCTCACTTTCTAGAACTTTAAGTTCACCATTCTGTTGTAAAGTAAGTAACTCTAGTTTTGCTTTATCTTTATCTGCTTGATTAGGAAATAAACGATCAATTAGTTTAGTACCTACATCAAAGATACCAGTCAGTAGTAATGGATTCATAGTTTAGCAATCTCTCTTTCTAAATACCAACGTTTAAAATCTTCTTTGGTTGCTGGGATTCTATAGCCACCTAAAGACATGTGAAAATCAAAATGGCATTTTTTACATAAGGTAATACCATTTTCTAAATTAAATCTATTATCCAAATCTAAACTCCAAGAATTTAAATGATGTGCATTCAATTTACCTCTACTACCACAAACTTGACAAGTATAATTATCTCTAGTAAATACGGATTGTCTCCATAAACGCAATTGCTCTAAATTTCTAGTTTCTATTCTATGTTGATCTGATAATTCTGGTTTATATAAATGACTAAGAATTCCAGAATGTTTAATAGCTCCTTTCTTTCCATTTATAGGACTAGTCTCTTTAAAAACACAACCACAAGAAATAGTATTACCAGAAATTAAATGTCTTGAAGCTATTGTTTTTTCTGTTCCACAATCACATCTACATAAATAATACCATCTATTATATTTATCTTGATGACTTTTATATAATACAGTTAATCTACCAAATTTAGTATCTTCTAAGTTTTTTGTATTGTTACCCACACTTAGCTAACTCCCGTTGAATATACCAGATGCACTTTTCTAAATCTTGTTTCTTAGTTCCTTTATGTTCTGCCCTAGCGATATATTTAAGAGCATTACCAAGACAGAAACCAAGATTCCAATCTTCAATTACTTCAATAGGTTCAATCTTACCTTTTCGATAGTGAGAAGAATGGGGACTCTTTTCTTGAAGTTCTTTAAGAAGCTTCTGTCGTTCTTCAAACATTAAATCAGAATAACCATCTGACATATTAAATCTCCATTCAGGAAAGTTCCAAAGGTTAAGAGGAGGTAAAATTAAACTAGGCCAATTGAACCCCATATTTAGCCTTAATATCGTTTACATTTAACCAGGAGAAGGAATTAAAGTCTCCATCTTGAACATCATAAAGAATTAAGATACCCCGCATCCAAAGCTTGTTAGCTGGTCCTGCATAGTCTTCATGTTGTTCTGGATCGAGGTAACAGCCAGCGTGAATTCCCCAGACTCGTTTACCGTTAGGTTTCGTCCTATGTGCAATATCGAACATGTGGGAATGACCCTGTACACAACTATCGTATTGTTTGACGAGTAAACTATAAGCCGGATGTTCTCCGCCAATAGGCCTTCCCATAACACCAGAAGTAAAGTAATGTTGGTAACAAAACCCATCCAGAAATAACGGTTGAAGAAACGGGGTATATTTCCAACCAAACTTTTCAGTTTGGAAATCAAGGTGTGAAATAGTTCCATCTAAGATTGCAGTAAGTTCAATAGTTTTCTTAATTCTACCTTCATCATGATTACCTCCGAGCGCATATAATTCAATTTTTGGTAGGCGCTGTTTGGATTGCTTTTTGCTAAGTCGATAATTGATGATAGGCGTTGTAAGCTTCCGTCGAGCGTCGATAGCCCAACTAACATCTTGTTTATATCGTTTTCCTTCAAAGCTCTTTTTCCCCACATCATAAGAAGATAAACTAGGCATATCAGCAAAATCACCAAGATCAATTACTTTAATAACGTGCTCAGGGTGCTTCTTAGAAATGTCTACAATCATGTTTCCAAGCCAACTAAACCTATCATTAGGTACTCCAGGCTTGGCATGACTATCTCCAATAATTAAATGAATTACCCGTTCTTTAGCCACTGTTTAGGAATTCCTTTTCTAAAATCACAGAACTCAAAATTATTCTTTTTACACCAATCAGCATAACTAGTCTTCGATCCCTTTCGAATCTTCACATCCGAGTTCATAAAAATAAAGCGAATCACGACCTCTGGATTGTTGTCTCGAACAAGAAGCATCTTCTTTCGATCTGCACTGGTCAATCTTCCCTTGCTCTCGAAAATAATGTTCTTGTTGTCTCCGATCTGCCAATCTACGATATAGTTGCGTTTTGTTTCTGGAATTGTATAAGAAAGCTTGCATCCTTCGTACTCAAATGGAATATTACGTTTAGTAAGATAATCCGCTATTTGTTGTTCAAACTTGCTGCGAAAAGCAGCCATCCGGCTTCCTCCATATCCAGAGACAGTCAGCATTCACCCAGAAACGCTCAGAGTCAGTACCATACAAATTAGATACAGTCCAGAACATTTCTTCCTGGTCAGTTAAAGGGTCAATAAGTTTACCTGCTTTAACCTTACCTATCTTATCAATACCGAAGATATTGTCAGCACGATCACCAATTAACATTTGT